CCATTGCCATTCTGATGTCATCATATGGTCAATTGATCGTACAAATAAACGTTCTATAAAATTTGCATCAAACATAACTTATAATATTAAATTTTAGATAAATATCCAAATTTAAACGTATTTAGAATTTTTGTCTATAGTTACTGCATCAAATCTAACCCAACCATGATCGTGTAGTAAACTTACATTCTTTGGTAACTCAACATAATACCAAGTCATCATTCGATCATCTGTTTTTGATTTTTTTGCTACGCCTACTGGGTTTGGCCATTCTATAGTTGCAATGATATTATTAACTACACCGTTATTGATTGTAGGTTCATTACGAACATTTGCATAATCATGTTGTGATGTTTTTCTAGGATACAATGTTTTTCCGATAGTGATATATTGTTCGCCATGATCTGCAGAACCTGAAGATCTTTTTCCAGTTTTCTCTGCAGCATATCTATCAAATGCATCTGCGTTGGATTTCATTCGCGTAACTACGCCACGCATATTTCCTGGATTTGTATAATTCGGATGATTTAAATATTCTTTTGAAACTTTATCCCATTGACCTGAGTTAATCAATTTAATTGTTGCAGGACCTAAATCTCCACGATATGATGCATTCATGATAGCCATTTGCACATACTTAGGATATGAATCATATTTTGGTATGCGGCGTCTTACATCACTTTCTATTTTTTGGATTCCTTTTGTTAACAATGCTTCTGCTTGTTTTTCAGAAATCTTCATACCTGGTTTAAGTTCCGGATATATAGATTTAGTTGTACCATAGCCAATTGTAACAACTCCTTGAACTTGTTTCGTAGATTTTACTGGACGCATAGTTGCATCATCATATGTAACGTGCAAACCAGAGTCATCAGTAACTTTGCCTTCCCACTCTTTTACTTTTTCACGGAATTCGGGATCAACTGCTAATGATTCAGACAATAAAGATTTTAAACGTATCATTATTTTCCTTTTTGTTCGCGGATAATCAATTCGCCTAAGACTTCTAAACGTCCTACTTCTCTTTGAAATTCAATTTGAGACATTGATGTAGATATCTTTTTATATGTAGCATCAAATTCTTTTTTTGCAGCATCTAAATCAAACTTACCAGCTGCAGCTTTTTTGTAGTAAGGCAATTTAACTTTGAAATGATGCCAAGTAAGCAGAGCTAAGCCTCCTTTTTTCTTTGCATTATCAACAATCTTCTCTGCACCAGCCTCTCTAGTATCAGCAAATGATTCAAAAGTCTCTTTTTTGTCTTTTGATTCAAAAAGTAAATTCATTAGTTTCATATTAATAAATATTACTTTTTTGTTTTATCTTGTTTGAATTCAGTCATATATGAATAATCTGTAGAATGATATGTCTTATTCTCTACTGAATAAATATTTAAGTCTATTTCATATCCAGGATTTTTTTCAATTCGATTAAATGTCCATGCTCTATCAAACCAAATAATCCTATTATTAGGGTATATAAAATAATTTCCATTATCCATTTTAAATACATGCCCGCACTTATGTTCTGGGGTTTCGGAAAAACCAAGATCTAAATTGTTTCTATTTTCATGAGACCAATCTAAAGTGAACATATATGTTCCTTGGCGTTTAACACCAGTAATTGATATTAAGTCTGCCCTTAAACCTGATAATCTTTCTCTAACTTTTACATCAATATATGGACTAAAACAGTCCCAATATATATGTTCAGTTAAGTCTAAGACTTCAGCATCCTCTTTCCAAACAAATGCGTGTATTGGTCTTCTAGTCCAATTGACACCATTTTCTAAAAAAGCTTCGAATAAAGGTGTTCTTCCTTGAATTGATGCAACTGAATGTACATCGCAGGGCGTAAATTCACCTTTTCCTTTTTTATGATTGAATAAAAATTCATTTTTAATCAAACAGTTGATAATTGGTATATTTGCATTTAAGTATGACATATAACTATTTATTTTTATGTTTTGAAATTTCAACTGCAGCCAATTGTGCCAACGCAGCTTTTTTAGATTTAGGTTTTTTAGATAATCGTCTACCCGTTTCTGTAGTAGCAAAATAACCTGATTCTGTTTTTTCAATACGCTCTGGCATCAATTGTTTTAGGTGATTCTTGAATCCTGCAGGAACAAATTGAGGTTGCTGCATATTATATGAATCCATTTCTTGGCCATGCTGCATTTCATTCATTAAGAAATCACCAACTTCTTGTACATCATCTTTCGATGTTGCAATATGATCTGCCGCCCAATCATGTCCATTACTTAATATTTCTTGAACTTGGTCTACATCCATAGCTAACATTGCATCTACATACTTTTTAATCGTTTTTAAATTACCAAAAAACATGTAATTGCCATTTTCATCATTACATCCGCTATTTCCGCCGCAACCGCAACTACATTCATTTAATTTTTTCATCTCAACCTTTTATATTTCATTACCAATAAATTCATATGCTGAGCCGTCAATGTTAATTACCAATTGAATTTGACCTGCTCCATATCCGGTATTAACATATATTGCGCCATCGCCAGATGCTGCACTTTGGCCGATTCTTTGTGCCAAAGATGCCGTTGTTGCAAATGATGAACTTATCGATCTAGATGCTGATACTGCAAATGATGCAGATGTAGCTAAACCTGTTAAAGATCCACTAAATGAACCTGTAGCTACAATTGTATCGGTACTAACACCACTTAAAGCATCAATAGCTCTCGTAATGTGTTCTGCTTGAATAGTGCCGCCATTAGTAATACCGGTTTTATTTATTATCGCCATCTACGTTCCTTTTTTTATAAATAGGCCAATTCTTTGTTTTATCATTCAACCATTCAGCACGTTCATCACATCCGCAATCTTCGTTTAATATCTGAGCAATTTGTTTTGCCAATTGTTCTAAACCCGTTGCTTTGGTTATTTTTTTGATATCGTCGCCCAATCCTTTACTTTGCATAATTTTTTACTTTCTGCAACAATGATAACAATGTTGATTTATGCGTATTTACTGGTATTTCAAATACTTTGCCGCCTGGGTATGAATATTGTTGTTCAGGTTGCATCATCTGCATATATCCCGTATCATCAATTCCTACAACGGGGTAACCTACATTTTTCATTGTGATATTATTGCTAGGTATCATTGTACATTTTCCAGGATGTTTCCATTGTCCCATAGCATCTTCAACGCCACTGAAGCCAGACATTACACTTTGCCAACCCGAATCATCCATTATAGAATGACCTGCAATATGCTGTGCCAATGTTTCTAATACATTTTCATCAATATGATGTTTATTGGCTACGGGTAATGCATTTTCTACTTGAAGTTGGCTCATAGTATTTATATGAAGTAACTCTTTTAAACGACTTATTAAACCTTTGTTACGAAGATGTTTGAATGCTAAATTCTCAACTGAATATTCACCTTCTGCTTCTAATCCGGTTTGACGCAATTTTCTCAATCGCATTAAAATTTCATGTACTCGTTTTTCTAGATTAGGATGATCTTGTTTGAGATTTTCAATTTCAAATTCAAATGGGGCTGCCTTTTGTTGAATTATAGTATCATCAATTGATATTAAATCAGCTTTTGGACGATTAATCCATTTGCCATGTGCAACAGAATAAACACCTACAGATGCATGTAAATTTTCATTCATATCTTGTGCATATAATTCAATATCAATTCCTTTATATTTCAAAGGGAAATTATGATTCCATATAGCTTTTTTTAAATGGAAATAGTTTTTCGTCATGTGCAAATTATCTCCAACCTCCATGTAATTGATAACTACATGTAAATCGATGTCACTATACTTAGTCCAATTATAATTTGCATTACTTCCAATTAAAATTACATCTAATATTGGAGTATCAATTTCTAAAAAATCATAAAACTTTTGAGCAATTTTCATGAATCCTTGTTGTAATCCAGGACGCAACTCTCCATTCTCCCATAAAATGGGATTCAATTCACTATGTGTATGATATTCTTTCAGCATCTATTATAAATATCATTACTTCCAAAAGAGCTGCACTAATATAAGAGAGAATGCTAATGTTAAAGATATTGCTGTTTTTGCATTGATTGCTTCTTCTCGAAACATGTATGTCATAACTGTAAATATAAATATCCCCGCAGTAAATGACATAAATCGCCCGGGCCAAAATAAATTTTCAAAACCTGAAACTGAGAATTTAGTTGCTTCCATGAACAACCAGGTTATAGGAATACCTAATACCATTAATAAGTATCTATATTCTTTCGCCCATGGCCAAATTAAAGGTCCATTAACTTGAACCCATACTATGATTTGTCCGAATAAAAATAAAAAGAAAGATGCGGCGATATGTTTATAGTTCATAATAAATAATAAGGAATAATATGATTACATCCAAATTATT